CACCATTGAGCAAGGCACCCGTGGTCACCATCTCGGTGTAGAGCAGGGCGTTTTTCGACAGCAGGCGTAGGAAGAAGCGGCAATGGCGGTCAGTCCAATCCATCATCGGCGCCACACTGAAGCGGCGGGATAGCTCAGGACGGGAGTGGCTAGAGTTTACGGGGGCTTCAGCTTTTTCGAAATTCATTGATACTGATCTTTTATACAGCGGTTTTTACCCATTTTTCCTTGTTTTTCGAGAGCGGTTGCTACAATGTAGCAAGCGAACTCGGCAATGTAGCAACTGGAAATGGGCACGATCACATCACGCAAGCGCAAGGACAATTCGACGGCCTACACGGCGCAGATACGGATCAATCAGGACGGGAAGACAGTTTATCAGGAAAGCCAAACCTTCGACCGCAAGCAGGTCGCCCAAGCCTGGATCAAGCGTCGCGAGACGGAGCTGGCCGAGCCGGGTGCCATCGAGCGCGCGAACCGCAAGGGTGTGACGATCAAGAAGATGATCGAGCAATACCTGGAGGAGTACGAGAAGATCCGGCCGATGGGCAAGACCAAGAGCGCGACACTGAGCGCGATCAAGGACACCTGGCTGGGCGAGCTCGACGACTCGGCGCTGAGCAGCCAGAAGTTGGTGGAGTTCGCGCAATGGCGGATGAGCAAGGAGGGCGGCGGCGTGCAGGCGCAGACTGTCGGCAACGATTTGTCGCACCTGGGGGCGGTGCTATCTGTGGCGCGGCCGGCGTGGGGTTATGAGGTCGACCCGCTGGCCATGTCGGATGCGCGGAAGGTGTTGCGTAAGCTGGGCATGGTCAGCAAGAGCAAGGAACGCAATCGTCGGCCGACCTTGGAGGAGTTGGATAAGCTGATGGGGCACTTCTTCGAGATGCAGGCGCGCCGAAAAGCCCAGATCGACATGCCGAAGATGATCGCCTTCGCGATTTTCTCAACCCGCCGGCAGGAGGAGATTACGCGGATTCTCTGGGAGGACCTGGATGAGTCCCGTCAGGCTGTATTGGTGCGGGACATGAAAAACCCTGGGCAGAAGATCGGCAATAACGTGTGGTGTCATTTGCCGGATGAGGCCTGGGCAATTTTGCAGTCCATGCCAAAGACGGAGAAGGAAATCTTTCCCTACAACGCCAAGTCGGTATCGGCGTCCTTTACGCGGGCCTGTCCGATGCTAGGAATTAAAGACCTGCATTTTCATGATCTGCGACACGAAGGTGTGAGCCGGCTGTTCGAGATGGACTGGGACATTCCGAGAGTCTCCAGTGTGTCAGGGCACAGGGATTGGAATTCGCTGCGTCGTTACACTCATCTTAGGGGGCGAGGAAACGCGTACCGCGATTGGAAATGGCTAAGCTTCGTAACAGATGAGGATCATCGGGTTAGCAATCGTAGCAAGCAGCCGGAAAACACGGATAAGAAAGTCGAAATGAATTAATATGAAAAATAGGTAATTGTGCCAGTGGCAAAAAAAGAATAAAAAACGCTTCGCTTATGTCTTTTTGTCTAGGGAAGGAGGGGGAAATGACTTATGCGGTTGAAACCCGAAATCCCCGCAGTAAACAACTAGTTTTTCTCACTCGATTGTCGATGGCAGAAAGAGCTAGTTTTTTAGTTATTGTTAGTCTCGATTTCGGAAACTTATAAAGTGACGATCGCTCAGTCATTAACTACAGCAGCAAGTCTTCATTATACTCCGTTCATTAGAGAGCTATTTGATACGCTTCTAACAGACTCATGGTGCGAAGTCAGCTCAAGTAGAGCGATAGAGTTTGTTGGAGGTGAAGCCGATGTTGCTGTAGAAAAGCTCGTGCCCTATGAGACTCGCTCTGAGCAAGGGATTTTTTTTACTGCAGACGATATAACGCTAAAGATAGTTAGCTCTCTGGCGGGAGAGATTTTAGCTGAGAAGTCGTTTTTTGATCCTTCCTGCGGTGCAGGCAATCTTTTGTTGGGTGTTGCAAAAAACTACCCTATCAAAAAAGATCTCATTTGTACGATAGAATTTTGGTCAAAAAAGTTTGGCGGTTGCGACTTGCATGATAATTTTGTAATTGCCGCTAAGTTGCGTTTGATTGCGCTTGCTGCAATTCGGCACGGGCTTCCAAGTATATCGGAGGGGCAGTTGGCGAGTTTTGTTCGCCAATTTGATAAGTTTTATACCGGAGATTACCTGGAAGCAGATGTTGGCGGTGATTTTGATTGTGTGGTTGCAAACCCCCCCTTTGGGCATGTGTTAGCAAGCAAGTCGAACAAATGGAGTAGCGGTAAAACGCAACTTGCGGCAATTTTCGTGGAAAAAATTATTTCTTCGGCGAAGAAAGGTCAAAGAATTTCTGCCGTACTTCCCGATGTATTAAGAAGTGGCTCCAGATATGAGCGTTGGCGGGAGACATTAGCTAAAGAAACTGATCTTGGTAGTGTCGAATTGCATGGGCGTTTTTCAAAAAATGTTGATGTGGATGTATTCATATTGCGCCTGATTACATCATTAGGAAAGGGTCAAACTATAGAGTGGGTACCTCCTATATCCGACACAGAGGATTGTGTGATATTAGGCGATCTATTTCAAGTAAGAGTTGGGCCTGTTGTGCCACATAGATTGGAAGAGGGGGTTGAAGACTTTCCTTTTCTTTGTGCGAAGAATGCTCCAGCATTTGGCGTCGCCGTTCCAGAAGAAAAAATAAAATTTAGTGGAACTAAGTTTTTGCCGCCTTTCGTTGTCGTACGGCGTACTTCTAATCCGTGTGATAAAAACCGTCTAATAACAACTTTGGTCAAAGGAACTGAGCCAGTGGCAGTTGAGAATCACTTGATAGTGATGAAGCCGTTCAAGGGGGGAGTCGGTATATGCTTAAAACTCATAAAGGCTCTCAAAGATCCCCAGGTTTCTTCTCGTTTAAATAATGTCATTCGGTGTCGTCACCTTACGACTAAGAGCATTTCTTCGATGGCTTTACGGGGGATCTAGATGTGAGTGATGTTCACTTTAGGTTTTCACCCAATATTTTGGTGCGTCTTGGCGAGGAGTTAAACCAAGGTAGCGATCAAAGTATTCTGGAACTAATTAAGAACTCCTACGATGCGGACGCTAAAACGTGCACAGTTGAGCTTATTAATACTACTGTTTCAGGTGGTTCTATCATCGTAAGTGATGATGGAGATGGGATGTCTGTTGAAAGTATTAAAAATTCTTGGCTCGTGCTCGGTAAATCTTCGAAGAATAGTTTGCAAACGACAAAGCTGGGACGTACGCCTTCAGGTAGCAAAGGTTTAGGCCGTCTTGCAGCGCTTAGAATGGGCCGGTCTGTTCTTCTTGAATCCACGTTAGCTGACTCCGCCACCAGTAGCGTTTTAGATGTGGATTGGGATAAGTTTGATAACGCTAGCACTGTTGAAGATGTCGCTCTCACTATACAGTCGTTAGCTTTGAAAAAAAGTAAAGGAACAAGAACAGAATTAAATGGATTGAGATCGGCTGTTCGTTCAGAAGAGTTGCAGCGCTTAGCTCGTGTGGTGTTACTGCTGACAGATCCTTTTGAGGATAAAGAGTCTGGTTTTAAGGTCGATTTGAAATCTAAAGAGTTCGAAGAGATTAAGAAGCTTTTAAGTAATAAATACTTCGATAATTGCGAGTATCACCTGTCTGCGAACTTAAGCGAAGATGGCCGAGCGAGCGCCCAAATTCTAGATTGGCAAGGTAAAGTTCTGCATGTAGCAGAGCATGAAGATATTCGGCGTAAAAAGGATTTAAGTGTCTATCTGTCGCCAAGTTGTAAGTTTGATTTCTGGGCTTTCCTGTTGAAGTCAGAAGGTTTTACATCCGGAAAAGGTGTGAATCTTAAAGACGTGAAAGAGTGGCTAAAGCATTTCGGTGGTGTGCATGTATACCAAGACGAAGTGCGAGTTTCTCCATATGGCGGGGGTGGTGACGATTGGTTGGGTATAAACTTAATTCGAACACAAAATCCCGAAGAAAGGCCTAGTACTAACAACTCGATTGGTAAGATTTCCCTGAGCAATAAAGGGTTGAGAGTACTAACCCAGAAGACAGACCGTTCGGGTTTTATCGAAGATGACACCTTTATCGAGTTAAAGACTTTTGCACTGGATTGCCTAGAGTGGATGGCCAAATGGCGATTGAATCAGGCCGAGCGCAGAAGGCAGGGCGAAAGAGCCTCCGCTCCAGCGGCTGCAACTAAAGAAAAGGCTAATCTTACAGAGATAATATCTGAAGCACCGCCAAGAATCCGCCAAAAAATTACTGCAGCTTTTGATCAGTATGCAAAATCTCGTGACAAAGAAGCTGATAACCTCCGCAAAGAGATTCAGCTCTATCGAACGCTGAGTACGGCAGGTATTACAGCTGCGACTTTTGCGCATGAGTCGCACGGGAATCCGTTGAAAGTAATTGAGCTGTCGACATCGGTTTTGGAAATAAAGATGAAGCAGGCGATAGCTTCCGAAAAGCAGCCGATCATAGTCACACTCATTGATAAAATCCGGAAAGCCCTAGACGCATTGTCTACTCTGAGTTCAGCCACATTGAGCCTGGTTCGCGCGAACAAACGTCGCATTGGGAAGGTCGAAATAAACTCAGTAATTGTGCAGATCGAAAAGATGATGCTGCCTTTTTATAAGGCGCGCGATACCTCAATTAAGTTGAAACTCACCACCAAAGACCCTTATTTACGGTGTTCAGAGGCTGCAATCGAGTCGATTCTAACAAATTTATTGAATAATGCATTGAATGCATTTAGGCGCGAGAACTCAAATAACAGAGTTATCGAAATATCTACAACTGTAGAGGGCGATACTTGTGTTGTTGTAGTTGCTGATTCCGGTCCCGGCATATCGCAAAGAAACATATCTGAGATATGGTTGCCAGGTATAACTTCCGATCCAGATGGCACAGGTTTAGGTCTCACGATTGTGAAAGATACTGTAAAGGATTTAGGAGGAGAGGTGCATGTAACTGCTCGGGGAGAGCTGTTAGGTGGTGCTGAGTTCAGGATTACTCTGCCAATTATAGGGAGTTGATATGCAAGCCGTTAATATCGAGGGAAGAGAAATTTCCCGTGTGTTTTTGATTGATGATGATCCGTCGGTTAGGGAATTGTACGAGTATCATTTGGATGGTTTTCGAGTGGATACAGAGGAGGTGCTACATATAGCAGGTATGGAACAGTTGCTTAAGGCCTCCAATGATCATGACGGCTTTGTATGCGACTTTCATTTGAATAATTCAAGGTATTCACCAATTAACGGGGATGTGATCGTCTCGAATTTGTATAAGAAGAACATTCCTGCAGTGCTCTGTTCTAGAGATGTAGATACGATATCTTCTGTTAGGCGATTGCGACACTCTATTCCATGTATTATTGAGGCTCGAAACCTTAATGGTGAGAGTGTTATGGAGGCGTTTGCTACCTGCATTCGTGAGTTTTCTGGGAATTTTTCTAGCATCAGACGTCCTTGGCCAACACTTATAAGAATAGAAAATGTTGTGCAGGAGTCGCCGTCCATCCTTCGGGTGGCCGTAGTGGTACCGGGATGGGAGGCGCAATCAATTATCGAAGTGGATATTTCCAAAGCTGAAGTTGGCTTTTGTGCGGATATAGTTCGGTCTATCAAAAGCGGCGATGTTTATAGGTGTAAAGCTCAGGTTAATTTGGATGCGGAAAGTCAGACAGATATCTATATAAAGGACTGGCTTTCCATATGACGTCCACTCTCGCCGTTTTAGATGTAGGTCATGGTAGCTCGTGCGTTTTAACGAGTTGCGGCAAAGCAGTGGTTATTGATACCGCTGATCGCACCCATCTACTTCATTATCTTGAATGTAAGGGTATTGAAGAAATTGAAATGATTATAATCTCGCATACGGACTCAGATCACGTCGGCGGGTTAATAAATATTCTGGCTAATCCCAAGTATGTTGTTAAGCACTTGGTCCTGAATTGCGACTCCCAAAAGCAAAGTAAGTTGTGGGGAGATGTGCGTACGCTGGTTGATGACCTCATGGGGCGTGGTGCAATCAGAGTCACAATGGGTGTAAGTGCTAATCAGGCATATGGGTGGACAAGGGTATCGGATGAGGTTTCCATCGAAATTGTTTCTCCTACTCCACTAATGGCGTTGACCGGCGCCGGCTCTGCATTGCCTAAAGGTACTAAGGCTCTAACAAGTAATTCTGTAAGTATCGTTGCTAGGATAGTTTTCAAAGGCATTCCCGTTGCACTGGTTACTGCTGATATGGACCGCTTGGCACTAGATGAAATGATACGAACAGAATGTGCCGCGGATTCAAAGTATTTGATATTTCCGCATCACGGCGGATTGCCAGGAACTGATGATCCGGTGAAGTTTACCTCCGATTTACTCTCGGTGGTGAAACCAGACGCGATAATTTTCTCAAATGGCCGGGGCCGTCATGGTACTCCTCGGGCGGAAATAATAGATGCGGTTAGAGCTTCCTTGCCAGTCGTTAAAATTGCTTGTACTCAACTTTCGGTTAAATGCTGTGAGAAACCATTGAGTCGCGATGACTATAGGCCTTATGTGTATTCAGCCGGCGCAGAAAGCCATTCTTTCTGTGCGGGCACGGTGGAAATTGACCTGGAAACCGGTCTAGCCGACAAAAGAATGCTTCAAGCGCACGCTAACTTTGTTTCTGGTTTGCCATCTTCGCTCTGTTCTATACCTGTCGTTTTGTTGCCAATTGCATAGTCTTGCCGAGGCCCCTTTCGGGGCCTTTTTTCTAGGGTTATTAACTTCTTTATAATAACTTGTTCTGCTCGTCAGTCGCTTTAGCTCGCTGTCGATCTATATATTCAGCTAAATCTTTTACATGGATGCCTAGCGACGCCTTTTGAGAGTTGGCTCCTAATCTTGTTATGGGTATTTGTATTTCGCCCGATAAGCATTTGCTTTTGAATTTTTCTACGGTTAATCCCATGTAGTCAGCGCACACTTGGCTTAGCGGTATGACTGCCTGACCACTATATTGAGCCATTAAAAGAAATAGGGTGTTCATGCTGCCTCCTGCATTGCTGGCTCCAGGAGTGCCGCCATGGCGAGAGCCTGGTCGCGGAGCTCCAAGGTGTCTCGTTCGAGTTTTTTGCCCGTACTAAATGCGCTGAATGTCTCGGCCGCGATTCGCAGTTTTTCTACGATCTCCAGCAGAGTCTGCCGATCTCGTTCCCCTAGTTTTGACGCTGCCAGTGCCCGCTCGTAAAGGGCGTAAAGCTGCTGGTAGTGTTCCCGTGTCTGGTTAAGTGACAGCTCCAGGTTGCGGACGGTTTGCGAGTTGTCGGATCGCTGAATGGTCATGCCTTCATCAATGCCCTCAAGACGGCCATCGGAAAGGCCGCCGCGATAGCCTGCCCAGTAGGTTAGGCCGACGAGCAAGATGAGGACGATCAGCGCGCAGATCTGAATTGCGGTCATGTGGTGTGCACCTGTTGATGTAGTTGGCTGGTGGTGTCAGCCGTTCGGTTTGTGGGTGTTATTCGGTGGAGTGGTCCTGCTGCCGCTGCATGTCTTCGTCGGCTTTGTAAGCTCGGATATCGATCAGTGAGGCAACGTGTCGGATGTGGGCGTACTTCGGCGCCTTGCGGCTGGTGTCCAGTGTGGTAATAGGGAGCTGTATGCGGCCGCTGCTGATCTCGGCCACGAACGATTGTTCGTTTAAGTTACGGAAGTATTGTTCGCGGACTTTTTCCAATGGGATTAGTACGTCGCCGAAGGTGCGGTAAAGCAGCTCCACGGTGGTTGACTCGGGTGCGGGTCGCAGTCGTAGCGGTGTCTGGCTGGTGTTATGCATTGGCTTGCTGAGCCTCCTTGCGTTGTGTTCTTGCCGGGTGGTTCCAGGCATTCAGGCAGTGTGTTTTGGTCAGCTCCCGCAGATGTTCCGGCACTTCGAGGAGCGCGGCGTTGCGCTCCTCGCGTGTGCGCATGGCGACGATCTGGCGGGCGTACTCCCTAGGCCACGTCACGGTTGTTTACCGGGATGGCGGGTAGGTCCAGCCCCAGTTGATCGGCCAGCCAGCGGATGCCGGGTTGTTTGACGCGAGTTGACTGGCTGTACTGCATGCCGGCGGTCTCGTGGTACCAGTTGCTGTCCTTGATTCGCAGGTATTCGCGATCGCGGGTCGGGTAGGCGGGCAGGTTTCGGTTATTGAGTAGGCCTTTTGCCCGCATAAGGTCGATCAGCTTGGGCCGAGTCATACCGAGGTGCTTCGCGGCTTGGGCGAGAGTGCGTTCCATGACATCCCCCTCAAGCTGCGTATGCGGAGGGTGTTGCTGCCGCAGCCAGGTGGTTGATGGACTCGACCACTTTGCCGTAGATCTCGACATCGCTGCCGTACACGGTGAAGCATTTGGTGCGCGGCCTTTTCTTGCCGATGCTCATGATGGTGGTGACACCAGAGCGGGTTTTAGTGCGATGCAAGGCGACGTGGAGGGGGAGCTCAAAACCCATGTTGAGGCTCACTACGCCACCGGTGCGCACAAGCTCGAGTACTTGTTGCTTGTGCTCGATATCGAAGCGGGCGTACTGGCGGCCGGCGTGCGAGATGTTCAGCAGATCGGCTGCGTTACTGGCATCGAACGGGCCGTTGACGATCTCTTCTATGAAGTCAGCCAGCTTGAGGTGCATCTTTTTTTCGTTTTTCAGGGTCTGCGTGTGGCGTTCGCTGCCCAGTTCAACGGTGAAAAGGGTGTCGGATGTGTTGCGTTCAACTTTCAGGCGGAACGACAGAGCCTCGCGCTTAGGCGTCGACCTTAGCGTGTGGTTGAAGGTCTCGGTCAGGTTGACCTGGGCGTTGAGTAATTGCAGGGTGCGGTTGTCTAGCTTGTATTTGCTCATGCTGCATGCCCTCCGCCGTTCGGATCGAACGGAGCAGGTGTGGTGCGGGTTTTCTGCTTCGGTTTGGTGGTGACAAACGGGCAGCCGTATTCGCGGGCCAAGCGGCGAATTTCAAAGATGCGGAAGGGGTCTGCGGCGGCTGGGTGTACGTGTAAGGTTGCTGTGGTGTGCATGGTGATGCCTCGCTCCGTGGTGAAGAGTAAGGCAAATAGTTAACCATAAAGGTTAATATGTCAAAAAATTTATACCTTGAGGGTGGTTTTTTTGGCGTCGATGTTCTACCCCAAGGCTCTGCTTTTCGGTAGACAGAATGATGGCAAAGCAATAGCTTTACCCTATGGTTTTTAGCATCCACGTACATGGAGTTTTCTGATGGCATCGCCTCTTTCTGATTTAGACGAACTGGTTTTGAAATGTCGGGATGAAAAGGCCAAGAGTTACATTCGCGAAGCTGTGGCCTGTTATAAATCTGGTGCGTTTCGCTCTTCGATTGTTTCAACTTGGATTGCGGTTGCTTTTGATATTATCGACAAATATAAGGAATTATCTTTAGCGGGAGATAAACAGGCTGAGGCAGTAATTAAGGCGTTTGAGGCTGCGCGAGTGGCGAATGACATCTCTGCCTCCTTAAAGTTTGAGCGAGAGCTTCTCACTAATGCTAGAGATAACTTTCAACTCATATCGCATGTTGAATTTACGGATTTAGATAGGCTTCAGCAGGATCGCAATAGATGCGCTCATCCATCAATGACTGTGGATAGTGAGATTTTTAACCCGCCAGCCGAGCTCGCTAGGGTGCATATTAGGTCTGCAGTTGAATATTTACTTCAGTACCCACCTGCTCAAGGTAAGTACGCTCTTGGGTTGTTGCTTAAGGAAGTGGATTCTGGTTATTTCCCTACCGAGTTTGAGAAGGCAGTTGTTGCATTTAGAAGTGGTCCTTTACTCAAGGCGCGTCCGGCCCTGGTCACAAGTTTTATTGTGGTTCTTTTGAAGAAATTTGTAGCTGGGTTGACAGATAAGAAAGAGCTTCAAGTTTCGACCGCGTTTAAGGCAATCGAGTCAATGCACAAGGTCGTTTATGATCAAACGCTAGCGGAAAAGTTTTCTCCAATAGTTCGTGCTTTAGACGCAGAAAATCTCGATAAGGTTCTTCCCTTACTGACGTTGTTGGACGATGCATGGGTTATGCTTGATGAGGATCAACAGCAGAGAATTTCCGCCTACGTTGAGGCGCTGCCTAGCGATAGATTTGATGAGGTAATCCCGCTGTTGGCGCTCAAAGGCTTAGAAGCCCATGCGAAAAAACGTGTTATGGCAGCTACCCGGGCGGAGATATATCGCTCGAAAACAACACTGTACAATGAGGCAGTTGGGGAGAGAGTGGCTGAGCTATTCGCTGCTTCATCTTCATTTGCGATGGCAAATGACTTTGGAAACACTGTGATCAGGTTCGCGAAGCATTTCACCAAGGAGCAGGTGGTTGACCTGATTCGAGTGTGTGGGTTAAACGACCAAATAAAATACAGCTTTGTGGCAGGTGCTGTAATTTCTGCCTTGAAGGATAATAAGAATGTTGAGCTTGAAGAGTTGAACGCTGTTTTGGCTGAGGTAGGGTTGGAAGAGTATATTGATGACCCTGAGCCTATAGTAGCTGAGCCAGCAGTGCAGGCGCCGGGCGCGGCCTAAAGGTTGTCAGTCTGAGCTCAGATTAAAAATCTGAGCTCAGATTTACTATAGGTCCGATATTTTCCATCTTGCTCTTCCGCAGATTGACCATTCTTCGGTCATTTTTATAATTCTTTCAGGCCAATCAGGGTTTAGCGCATAAAGATATTGCTCGTTCCCCTCTTGCTTCAATTGTTTGAGTGTTGCTGCTTGATCTCTAGTTCTCTTTGCAGCAACGAAATGACCTGGTAAAGCATCAAGAGAAGGATCGATAACTATCTTATCGCCCTCAACAAATTTCGGCTCCATGCTCATTCCTTCAACACGAAGTATGAAAGCTCGTGGCCCGACAGGTCCGGGAGCATCAATCCACTCCTCCGCATCACGTGGATCGAAGACAACATCCGATTCACACCATGCCCCGGCTGCAATAGACCCAATAACAGGCAATTTACGTCCAGTGTGACTCAACACGGTGGCGTTATTGAACTCGCCTACTCCAAAGGGCATGTCCAGGTAACCGCTGTGAAGATTCAGCGCCTGTTCTATTTCGCGAGCGATCTGGTCACCAATACCTTTCGTAGGATTTTTTCCACCAAATGCACTCACTTGGGCAGGTGCTTTGCCCAAAAGGTCAGCGATATCGGTCAGGCGAAGTTTTTTCTCAGCCAGGACTCTTCGGAAATTCTGTAGGCGCGTGTCTGAAATTTTCATGCTGAGAGTTTGGCTTTTTTAACCTTTTAGGTGAATGTCCAAAAAGGTGTTGATAAAAATAACCCTAAAGGTTAATTTTGCATCAGGAGGTACACCACATGAATCTGCGCGATTACATCAACAATTTGGATTCCGAGGCACTTAAGGCTTATGCGGCACGTTGCCACATAGCTGTCAGCTACTTAAGACTTCACGTCAAATACGCCAGCAAAGACCCCAGCGTCTCGCTGATAAAATCATTGACTCGCGAGAGCGAAGGTAGCGTTTCCCTTGCTGAAGTGCTGGCACATTTCGGTATTACCGAGACGATTTTATCCAAAGCAGCATAGCTAGAAAAAAGGCGACCCAAAGGCCGCCCAGTTCCTCCCGGCACGCACCACCACAGCGCTGTCGGGTCGCGATAAAGGTAGGCGGGCACACCACATGCTAACCACCTCTCTTTACCGCGCTTTCCAAGGCACGGATGCCTTGGTGTTGCTGCCTTTTCCACCACAGATTGGGCAGCTGTTGCGCCGGGGGTGAACAACGGATTGTTCGCCTCGGCACGGTGCCGGTTCGATCCTGAAGATCTAGCCGGCGTTTGGGCCCTTTCAAGCCACGCGGCAAATGTATCACCACTGCATGTCGCGCGGCACTGGCAACCTGTAAGGATTAATGCCATGAGCCGAATCGCTCTGAGTTCTGTAGAACGGGCGCAGCGGGAAATCCTGCCGCTCGATTTAGCGCTTTACCATGCTGCCCGGGACTATCCCGGCGGTGCAGCTGCAATTGCCGCCACCACCGGCAGAAACGCCACCACGCTGCAGCACAAGCTGTCTCCAACCCACCCCAGCCACACGGTGAACATTCAGGAATTCGGCGAGATCCTGGAGCTGACCAAGGATCGCCGCATTCTGGATGCAGTGCATGCGCTGGTAGGGGATACGACTTGGCAGGAGTTGGCCGAGGCGTACACCAATGACATGCCAGAAACCCTGACCACCGGTATTGCTGAGTATTTTCGACAGGTCGCGGACTTGGCTGAGACATGGGCCAAGAGTATCGGCGACGGCGTAGTGACGGACCACGAGCTGGCCGCGATTCGCCTGCAGGTATTTCGCGGTATTCAAGGGTTGCTGGGTATGTTCAACCGGGCCACCTACGTTAATCAAACAACGCGGGGTGTCGACCGTGGCTGATATTGCTGACTTTGCCAACGACCTGGTGCAGGAGCGTCTTGATCAGGCACTCGCTGCACGTAACGCCGCCAAGCCCGCTTCGGCGGCGCATTCATTCCTGTTCTGCGAAGGTTGCGATGATCCCATCCCTGAAGACCGTCGCTTAGCGCAGCCCGGTTGTTCGCAGTGCGTGCCTTGCCAATCGATCGAAGAATTGCGGGAGGCTCGCCATGCTCGATGAGGTATTAGGGCAATTCGCAGACTACGGCCTTGAGCCGGACCAGCCGTTAATTTTTGGCAAGCTGACCCGCTGCAAGACCACTCAGGACAAGGGCAAAGAAAAGAACGGTTGGTATGTCGTCCATGAACATCGCACCGAGAAAGGCGAGACGCTGATCTTCGGGAGCTTCGGTGACTGGCGTTCGGGCGAGACGCAGAAGATTAAGGTGAAGGCGGGGCGGATGTCGCCGGAAGAGCGTGAGGTTATGCGCGCTCGCCAAGAGGACGCCAAACGTCGCGCCGCCGAGATAGCGGCCAATGCTGCACGTCGAGCGGCGAACCGGGCAGTGGGACTTTTCAAGCGCATGCCCGAGAAGGGGCGTAGCGACTATCTGGATCGAAAGCAGATCGTCGGTTTTGGTGTTCGCTACGCGCCGCGTACTGGTGCGTTTTTAGTGCCAATGTGCAACGTGCGGGACCAGATCGTTGGCCTGCAGGTGGTCTTTCCGGCTAAGCAGGAAGACACCGGTCGTGATAAGTCCTACTGGCCTTACGGGATGTCTAAGGAGGGCGCCTTTCACCTGATCGGGCCTCACCCTGAGCCGGGGGAGCCGGTGCTGGTGTGTGAGGGCTACGCCACGGGCGCCAGCCTGCATATGGCAACCTCGCTGACGGCAGCCATCGCTTTCGATGCGGGCAATCTGTTGGTGGTGTGCAAAGCCATGCGTGAGCGTTTTCCGGGTTGCCCGCTGATCGTTTGTCGCGATGATGACTGGAAGACCAAACGCCCGAACGGCGATGCCTGGAACCCCGGTGAGGAGAAGGCCACCAATGCCGCTCTGATCGTCGGTGGCCAGGTGGTTGCGCCGATCTTCTCCGGTCAGCGGGAAGACAAGTGGACAGACTTCAATGATCTGCATGTCGCCGAAGGCTTGGAGGCGGTCCGGCGTCAGGTGCTAGCGGTCGTCAAGCCGCCAGCTGCGGGGGGGTGGAAAGACCAGCTTGCCCGCACCGAAAGCGGCGCCCTGATCGCGCACATGCAGAACGTGGAGCTGATCCTCGGCAACGATGAACGCTGGGCTGGGGTGATCAGCTACAGCGCTTTCAGTTCGAAGATCGTCAAGCTGCGTTCTGCCCCTTACGGCGGAGGAACGGGTGACTGGGCCGACATCGATGACGTGCGGGTGATGAAGTGGCTTGCGCAGCAATACAACCTGCGGGTTAAGTCGACTCAGGTGATTGAGGCGGTGAGCGTTGTTGCTCATGACCATGCATTTCATCCAGTGCGGGAATACCTGCACAAGCTCGAATGGGACCGGGTGCCTCGGTTGGAAAGTTGGCTCACCGATGTCATGGGCGTTCAGGCCAGCGACTACTCGGCCAAGGTCGGTAAGCGCTGGATGCTGTCGGCGGTGGGGCGGGTAATGAGGCCAGGTTGCAAGGCTGACTCGGTGATGATTCTGGAAGGCGCGCAGGGCGCGGGTAAGTCGACGGCGATGAGCATCCTCGGCGGCGAGTGGTTCATGGATACGCCCTTTGCCCTGGGCGACAAGGACGGCTTTCAGGCGATCCGTGGCAAATGGATTGTCGAACTGGGGGAGCTGGACAGCTTCAACAAGGCTGAGAGCACCAAGGCCAAGCAGTTCTTCTCGGCGTCGACTGATACCTACCGCGAGAGCTACGGCCGCAGAACGAACGATGTGCCACGCCAGTGTGTGTTCGTGGGCACGACCAACCAAGACGAATATCTCAAGGACGCCACCGGCAACCGACGTTACTGGCCGGTGGCTTGCACCAAGGTCGACCTGGAGCAGCTGCGCGAGATCCGCGACCAGCTCTGGGCTGAAGCGATGTTTTGCTATGAGGCGGGCGATATCTGGTGGGTGACGCCTGATGAAGCGCCGACCTTTGCCGAAGCGCAGGAAGAGCGCTTTGTGGTGGATGAGTGGGAAGGGCCAATTCTGACCTGGTTGGAGGAATCGCAGATCGGTGAAACCACATCTGGCAGTGAGGTGCTGACTAATGCGCTGAAGCTCGACTTCGGTCATTGGGGTAAGCCCGAGCAGATGCGCGTCGGGGCGATCATGCACCGGCTTGGTTGGCGACGGACACGGATGCCGGCGTTGGCGAAAAGTGGGCAGCGTCCTTGGGCTTACAAAAAGCCGGCAGGTTGGGGTGGCGCTTCGGCGTTGAAGGTGGAACCGATCGAGGAGCCTTGCTTCGGTGATTAAGCGAATTGATGAAATGCTCAAGCTTTGGGCTGAGGATCTCCATTCTCCAGTTATCGCGTCCCCGGGTGGACCCAGCGGCGGGAACATGATCGCCATGTTGATGGAGTGCAAAGGGGAGCTGATTCGCGGGACTCGCGGGAGTCGGGTGCTGTTGGATGAGTCGGCGGATATTGAGCTGATCGTGAACAAGCATCTTGCGCCCGAGCTTGCCTTGGTAGTGATGGAGCACTATTGCAACCACGAAAGCTTTCTGTCGCAGAAGATGCTGCATTGCGGTTGCAGTGCGCCGACGTATTACCGTCGTTTGCACGATGCCCATGTGAACATCGAAGGCATGTTGATGGGGAAGGCTGCGTGACCCCAGGCATGACTCCGGCTGTTGCTGTCCCACTGGCCCGCCTTGCCCCACTGCGTTTTGACGTGGTGGGACAAGCGCGGGCCTTGTCGTTGTTGGGTTGTCCCACCGTCCCGCCTGTCGAGACCTCCCGCCCATGTGAGCGGAGCGGGCACCAGCACGCGCCCGTGGCGCGCACGCGTGTTATTCAATTTCTTCCTTTACACGAGAAAGTAGATAGAACAGTAGGACAGTAGGGCGAGGCCCCGAATTTAGGCGCTCTCAGGCGTCCCACTTCGATCCTGAAAGGTGGGACAAATGGGACAACGCAACAGCAACAGATAGCCGTGGTAGTGTATTCACCGACATTGCCTAGGCGTTCACCTTGCGTTACCCACATATTCACCGGGTGGCATTAAAGTGGGGTTGCTGCCATGAGAATCCACCTGTAAAAAGTAGTCATCTTCGATAGGAGCGACCGCAGAGAGCGGCAGGCACCACACACCAAACCCGGCCATTGCGCCGGGTTTTTGCGTTTATGGACTACAGACTGGGAGCAAGGGCGCTTTTCTTTTTGTCAGTCAGTTGAAAGCTAACAATCACAATCAGCGACATCACTGAGAAGACGGTAAGGCTCATCAAATTCATGAGCAGCAGCAAAACATCAGGCCGAGTCATTGGTTCTACGCTGGTCGCAAATTGAGTCACTTTGCCGATCCCAGTTGCTACAAGGATTGCACAGGATAAGTAAACCCAGACTCTGTATGCCTTTTGGCCCAGCTTCGCCCAAAACCTCCGAAAGCGTTTCTTTTGTTCCTCAGTGGCTTGTATCCACATCAGGACAAAGGCAGGAACTGCGACCATTCCTGCCAGTACACCAGCAACACCTACTGCAAGGCTTACTAACTCAAAGCCGGTCATGACTACCTCCATAAAATACAAAACATGCGAGTTATGAAATGCAGCAGCGGCTAGGCCGTGCAGCACACAACCGTAAAGTCGTCGACGATTAATCAGGAAAATCATATGACAAACGAGCAGCAAGCGCTGGCAGAGATGCCGATCTGGTTAGTGATCGTCCTGGCTCTGGTCGGCGGTGTATCGGGTGAGATGTGGCGGGCAGACAAGGACGGGGCGAGAGGTTGGGCATTGTTGCGGCGCTTGGCGCTTAGATCGGGTGCCTGCATTGTCTGCGGCGTGTCAGCCATGATGCTGATGATCGGTGCCGGCATGACGATCTGGACCGCTGGCAGCTTGGGTTGCCTGACCGCAATGGCCGGCGCCGATGTTGCCATCGGGTTGTACGAACGCTGGGCGGCCAAGCGGCTGGGCGTCTGCGAAATGCCATCCTCAGGCCGTGAGCAGGGGTGATGCACCGAGTTGGGGCGCGGAAAATCGCCGGGGACCCTGGGGTTATCCGAGGGGTACGGGGTCGGAAACCCGCGGGAAGTTGTTAGCGGCAGGGTCTCCAGCTTACTGAAATTCAATCCATTGAAATTGAAAGGTTTCCATTGAAAAGCCGTTGAAAAGGAGGGCTTATGACAGAACCAATGTACCTGTCTAAAAGCGCCTTCGCGGCTCGCATCGGCAGGGCGCCCAGTTACATCACCTGGTTGAAAAACAACAACCGATTGGTGCTTACCGCTGACGGTAAACAGGTCGATGTTACGGCCAGCGAAGCGCTGATTCGCGACACCGCTGACCCAAGCAAGGCCGCTGTCGCCGATCGCCACCACCAAGACCGGCTGCAGCGTGATGTGTACAGCCAGCTATCCAGCCACGTCGAGCCGACTTCAACGGCTGCGCCGCCGCCCGCAATTATGCCCGCGGGGCAGTTGCCCGATTTTCAGAAGGCCCGGGCATTGCGCGAACACAACCTTGCCCAGCTTGCCGAGATCGAGTTGCACAAAGCAAAGGGCTCGCTGGTCGCTCTGGCAACAGTCAAAACCGGTGCATACAACGCCGGCCGCATGCTGCGCGACCAACTGCTTGGCATGCCTCCCCAGCTCGCTCCCGAGCTGGCGTCCATGACCGACCCTTGGGAAATCGAAAAGCATCTGACGGCGGCGATTCGTCGCTCCCTGGAAGACGCTGAACGCATGTCGTCGGCGGACCTTGAACACGCCCTGACCACGAGTTAAGCCTATGTCCACGGAATTTCCTGACGGTGCAGAGGTGTATCGCGAGGAGTATTTCCGTGGGCTACGGCCCGACCCGGATGTCTGGATCGATCAGTGGGCCGACGAGTACATGCGGATCCCGCGTGACACCGGCGCCGCTGAGCCCGGCAAGTACCGCACCTCGCGCACGCCTTATGCGCGCGAGCCGATGCGTTGCCTGTCGCCGGCGCACCCCTGCAAACGCGTGGTCACCATGGTGGCCTCGCAGTTGATGAAAACGCAGATTGCCTTGAACTGGATCGGCGGCCTGATCCACATGGCGCCGTCCAACATCCTGACATTGCTGCCTAGCCTTGGCCTGGCTAAGCGTGTGTCGTCGCGTATCAGCAAGACGATCAAGGCCACGCCTGTACTGCGTGAGCGTGTGGCGTCCAGCCGTTCGCGGGACTCGCGCAACACCATGGACACCAAGGAATTCGAAGGCGGTTCGTTGTATGTCACGACTGCCGGCTCGGCGGCCAACTTGGCCGAGCTCTCCGCGCGCTACGTGTATGGCGATGAGATCGATCGTTGGGAGGTGGACATCGGTGAGGAGGGTGACCCGATTGAACTGGCCGAAACCCGAGGCAGTACTTTTGGGCGCAACGCGAAGTTCTATTTTTCCAGCTCGCCGACCATCAAGGGCGCCTC